TCTGTCAGATCGGTGAAATATGTATTGCTGGTTACCCATGCAAACATTACTAAACTCATTACCAAGTCATCAAAATAACCTTCATCCGCCATCCAAGTTCCCATCTTTTCAATAAAGGTAGAGAACTCTGAGATGGTATCTGCATCAAAAATAAGTAACTTCTTTTCTTCCATCAGAGACTTTAGTGTAAAACAACCTTGCCTTTTAACTTGCTTGGTCATTCGAACACCCATTTGGGTTGCTCTACCAAATCCTGGAGAAAGATATTGTTTATTTGTATCTTTAGATGTCGTTAAAATATTATCATATTCTAATTCTGCATGTAAAATATCGGCGACTTGTTGACCGATATCGTTAATTTCAATCATTACATATGCATTATTAAAATCTCTTGCCACTTTGTTTACGATATTAGGATATAACATCGGTGGTATTTTATTGTTGCGGTATTTGGCGACTAGTTTATATGGAACCGAGGTCGCATCAACCACAGTAAATGCAGAATAGTCGCCGCCAATACCTCTTGCAGTATCAACACCCATAACATAAGTATGCTCTGGGATCGGATCCTCGAAAATATCTAGACCATCCTTCATGTATATAGGGTCAATAGAACTCATCGCTCCAAGTGTATGTGCATTCACAAGAGTGTTGCTCGAACCAAGAAAATTACAGAGAACTTCTTGGTTGAATTTCAACTCGCCGAGCATCTTGAGTTGTTCTTCTGCCCATTCTTCATCGCGTCCAGGAATTTCAGTATATGGGATGAACATGGGTTTGAATCCATTGACACCCTTTTCTGCTTCGTTCCAGAATTTCCAGAAGTGGTTATACCCCAGAGGTGTTGAGGTTAGAAGGATCTTAGTTGTTTGACCAGCAGAAATTGTAGGATAAACTGAAGCGAAGAACTGTTCAGCAACCGTGTTTGGAATAATCGCTGCTTCATCGATATACAACCAGTTAACAGACTTACCACGAATACCAGAGGCAGTCGTAGCAGCAGTAAATACCTTGGATCCGTTTTCTAATTCAACGTCACCCTTGTTCCAAGTCTTAACACCTTGCTGCATCCAGAGAGGCAAGTTCTCAAACATACCTTGATAACGATTCATGACTTCGCGAGCAGCAGAAGTCTTGTTCGCAAGGATAGCAACAGTTTTTGCATCTTGAAACAGTGTATACCACAGGATACAAGCAGCAGATGTGATAGTCTTACCCTGCTGACGACCTTCCATAAGAATCGCTTTACGATTGTCTAGGATATGATGGACTTTGCGCTTCTGACATTCATACAGTTTGAATGGAATGAGACCTTCGTCAAGCGACACGATCATGCAATAGTTCTCGATGAAGTAAATTGGATCCTCCTCGCACAAAGCGAGTTCTGTCAATTGCTCCGGAGTAAAATTGTGTTTGTATCCAATCGGTTTTAAATTAATATTACCGTGATACGAGGATTCCTCAATTATCATGTTCTATAACTTTTGCTTTCTCTGCTTTCAATGCCTTGAGTAAATCTTGGGTGCTTCCGGAAAAGATAATATTATTCTGTGTGTCTATTTGCTGAGACTTTTTGCTATCATCTTGAAGAACCTTTTTCTTTCTCGCCTGAAGATCCATAAGATCTTTAGCAGTATCACCAGTTGTTTTGATCAATTGACCAACGACTTCATACGCACGAGGACTGTCGCTTGCAAGTGCAACATTTAACATACCCTCTAATGCTCGTTGACTTGTGTCAATCAATTCATTGAGTTTGTTTCTAGCAACATTATAATCATCTTCAATGTCATTGCCAGTAGATTCGATGACTGCTGGAACTGCAGATGTAGTGGTAGTTGCTGGGAGAATCTCCACTTCAATTACTTCAACTGGTTCTGGGATCTTTGTTGTTTCGGTTCCAAAAAGATCGTCAAGATCTTGATAGTTACCCTTGTTCGTAGAATTCATCGAATTGCTCCACATAATCCCATTCATCCGTTACTGCAGCAGTATTTGGATTTGTTGTTACTTGATATTTTTGTTGATAAGTAGGTTGTTCAATATCCGTATATGTATTTGCGATTGCGCTTCGGATAATTCCTTGCTGCTCGACTGGACCATACATGTTCAACCCTAGTGTAAAGTTTAATGTCCATACAATCGAACGTCTTTGCATGTAATCACCAGCATAGTCATCTTCATAATTGATTGAATCAAGAACTATCTGAAGATCTCTCTTGATTCCCATTGCAGGAATGTCAGTTATAGTGACGCAGAAGTCAGGATTGAAGAACGGAATTATTTGCTCAACAATCTGCAACGCATCATCTTGATTCTTTGCCATTGCATACAACGAAATATTCATGTCATATGGTGTGCTTGTGAATTGAGTTCGGAGCATGTTGGGGTCATCACCCTGACCGATTGCTACGTTCTTAGTTAACAGGTTAATCTTTCTCGCAGGATTATATTGTAATCCTGTTATCTCAAACCCCATTCGCGGAAGAATAATTGCCGTTGCCTGCGTAGTCGTTGTTGGAACTTCTGCGATACGAGCAAGAAATTTATTTTTCGGTGAATATGCCAAGGGAACACGAACAGATTGCACGACTTCTTGATCAGAATTGTATCTCTTAACAGAAATCTGATTAAAGATTGTACCGAAAGCAATGATTGCTTTTCTGATGTGTTGATGATAAAAGTGTTGACGTAAAAACATTATGCTCTTTTCTGTACCTCACCGAATGGATTGAATGCGGTGAAGTCTAGAATGCCTTCTGCTTCTACCTCGAATTCTTCATTGTCTGATTGTGGATCTGTGTCTGCAGTTGCATATATCTCGAGGATAATTGAATCATCACTAGAGTTTAGAACAAAGTCCCCTGACTCTTGAAGCAGCTGGAATCTGTAAACATCTTGATTTGATGCGTCAGTGATTGAATCAATTTCATCGATCCCTGTATCAATTCTTTCAGAACTGAATTCAAAGACATCACATTGCAGTTTATATGTGTAGATCTTGCCGAGTTGATAGAATGGATTTAAGAAGTCAACATACTTGATTACGAAAAATGTTTTGGTTTTCGAGAAGTAAAGTAGATCGCCTTCTGCTGGTCTTCCTGGTAATTCTAGTATCGCATTCTGAGCAACACCTTCTTCCCAGCGTCTTTTGGCAACTACGAAGGTTGCTGAAGATCTAAACTCAAATCCGAACTTAGTAAATAGTTCGCCTTCACCCTCGAAACCTTGAACATTCTCAAGATACATTTCGAGAGGATATGCTTGATCGAAATACTGAAGTGCATCTTCGCCTAGGATACCGTCAAGGTTACCAGTTTGTTTTGGAAGATAAAAAACATCATGACCGTAGATCTTCAAACTTTCAATGACAAGATCCTCCACCAAACGTTGTTCGTTTGTGGTTCCAGATGTATTACCAGATTGAAAATAGAAGTTCGTTGGCATGTCTTATCCAACCATGAAGTCTATTGGCAACTCTGACTTCAATTGCATTTCGTTTTCGATTGTCGTGATTTCTTCGACTGCTTCTTCGTAAATCTCTCTGCCATTTAGAATTACACCCCCAGGAAGTTGGATCCCACCAAACTTCTTCATGTTCTCGCCCCATTGACGTTTGATCAATGCAGTCGAATAACGTTTCAGGAACATGTCATCATAGACTTGTGTGTATGTTGTTGGGTCTAGGATACGATAGCATTCAACGACAATAAAATCATCAGGATTTAATACTTCTTCCCAATTCATGTCAATATACATCTTGTCCATTTTACGATTGTATTTGAATGAACGATCGCCAACTAGAAGCATGTCAAGCATCGATAGATGCTGTTGAACTTGCGTGTAATAAACCATGTCAGCAGACAGCAAGTTATACATGTCATTAAGACGGAACTGATAGATAAGATCGAACATGTTGTTACGATTGTTCATACCAGAACTTGGACCATTGACTGGCAGAACACGGATAACACCGATTACCGAATCTGGGAGCGGGAGATAACCATTTTGAATATCTCCTGGAGTATAGAAACCAGTTGCGGCGAGTGCTCTGCTGAAACCTGATGTGGAACCAGTAACAGTTTCACCTGTTGTGAACACACCCTTTACGTTGGATATTCTAGCAGTAGTTCCGGATAATGTATATAAGATACATGTTGCGCCTGAAGTATTACCAACTAACATCTCGTTGTTCTGGAAAGAGGGCGCAGACAACCCTGAGAATTTTAATTCTGCAGTGGTAACTTTGTGTGTGAGATAGAGTCTCTCGACACCGTCAAAGTGATACTCTTGGAAATACTGTAATGCGTCATCGATACGATCTTCTACTTGATCATCGTCCACATTAATTTCGATTACTGGAAACCCAAGTCTGCGCAAACAGTAATCTATTAAACCTTGTCTTGAAGAAATTGCCATATCTTGTCCTCTTTGGGACTATTTATAATGCACCCATGTCATATACTGTAGGATCCACCCCTGCGAGATCACCCAGATCGATTGTTCCTGGGATAGTAAAGAAATCTGGATTATATCCACCCACTTCAATAATACTTCCATCAGTTTTTTTAGAATACAGCGCACCATCTGCCAAGTTTACTGCAAGTTCCCCAACAGCAATATCATTTACTGTCGGGATTGAACCTGCGGATTCACTTCTTTTTAATTGTATTACAGTTGTCATAATTAATTCAATAGAGTCCCTGCGGCATTGTAAACATTAATACGGAAATATGCGCTTGAGTTACCGTCTAGAAGATCAGCATCAAGTCCCGAACCAGAACCATCAACTGTCTTAATCGCATCAAGCATATTGGTGGCAGTGAATGCGCCACCCAGAGAAACTGCAGTTCCTGCCAAAGTGATTGCGCTGTTTGCAAGTTTAGCATTAGCAATAGAACCTGCCAACATAGTATTGGTAACTGATCCAGTATCACCAGTTGTAACGACAGTGCCAGAAACATCTGGGAAAGTGAATGTTCTATCTGCAGATAAGGTAGTTGGCGTTAGAATTGCTTCCCAGTTTCCAGTACCACCTGCACGACCGCGAAGTTCTATACCATCTTGTGTGGATGCTGCACGAGTTAAAACACCACCGCCAGTAGTTGTTAGAGAAGTACCTGTCGCTGCACCAATATTTGGTGTTACTAGGGTTGGAGTATTAGCAAATACCAGTGCACCAGAACCAGTTTCGTCAGTAACTACTGAGGCGAGGTTTGCTGCGGTTGGAGTAGCAAGGAATGTTGCAACTCCAGTACCAAGACCAGAAACACCAGTGGCAATTGGAAGACCAGTTGCATTGGTTAGAACACCAGATGCGGGAGTACCAAGTGCAGGAGTTACGAGTGTTGGACTGTTAGCAAATACGGCAGCACCAGTACCAGTTTCATCAGTTAAGGCTGCTAGGAGTTGGGCAGAAGTGAATGATCCAAGTACCGCTGCGTTGCCTACCGATGTGATATGCCCAGTTAAGTTTGCGTTAGTTGTTACATTACCCGCAGTTAATCCAGATGCTGTACCAGTTACATTGGTCATTACACCAGAAGCAGGAGTACCCAATGCTGGCGTCGTTAGTGTTGGACTAGTAAGTGTCTTGTTTGTGAGAGTTTGCGTTGCAGTAGTACCAACAACTGGAATATAGTTAGTTCCGTCTACTGTATATTCCCAAACATCGGTAGTTTCATTCCATTGAAATGCAACATTAGTAGAAGTACCACGTTCAACTTCGATACCAGCATTTTGTGATGGAGTTCCTGCTTCATTACTA